GTTGAAGCATCTACTGCATCTTGAATAGTTATACCTGCTCCGTTTGCATTTGCAGAAGAATCACCTGTTGAGAAGTTTAGGGTTATGTTTTTATCTTTTACATCTAAGTTAGTGGTATCAATTGTTGTGGTTGTTCCTTGAACTGTAAGATCACCACCAACTATGAGGTTGTTTGAAAACGTATGATTGCCTGTAATAGTTGAATCTAAATTAAGCGTAACACTTCCAGTTGTGCCACCACCATTAAGGTTTGTTCCTGCAACAACTGCTGTGATATCACCTACAGAAGAATCTGAACCTGCTCCTGTGCTTTCATCAACAAAGAAATTGTCTCCTGTTATATTAAGAGTTCTTCCCCTTGTACCTACTGCAGTTGCTGTTGCATCACTGTTATCAACTTCAACTGCTATTTCTATAAAAAAGAAGAACTCTTTACTAGATTGTCCAGCAGGAACAGTTAATGTTAAGTTCGTTGATGTCTCAAAAAATCCATCAGAATTAATTAAACCTTGTCCAATAACTGAATTTGCTTCATTAGTTGTGAAGAAATTATCACTTTCTGTAAATGTTGTTATTAAAAATTGTTGTGATGCGTTTGTTATAGAAGTAACTCTAGATGCACCTGTAGCAAATGCACCACCTAAAGCAGATCCTGAAACCTCCGTTCCACCTGATGTTGATGCACTAGTGTTTTGCATCAATCGCATTTTTATCTTATTTGGTATTTTTTGGATAGCAGTGTCAATATTGCCACTACTTGTTCTTCCTCTAAGGATGCCGCTAAATCTTGATTTAAAAGTAAGAGTATGATCTTGACTAGTACTTGTATCTGCATTTGAAAGTGTAATTTTTACAGTTTCAGTTGAAGTCATAAACTTTGTAAAATCACTGGTACTTGCACCTAACTCTTGTGCAATACTTGTGATACCAAGTCCTGTAAATCCTGAGGTTTTATCAAAAACCTGACCACCATCTGTTGTGAATATATTCACTTTTGTAAGTTCTACAGTTCCATCAGCTAATACTCTAAATGGAGCATTAGATAGATCATCACTTCCTGCTGTTAGAATTGTAGCTGATTGTGTAACACCAGAAATATTTACTGTTCTAGCACCAGCACCTACTTGTATTTCTTGACCAGATTTAATGGTTCCAGATATGGTTGCATTTTCTGCTGTAAGTAAACCTGCTTGAGTAACTTGAAATGGAGCGTTAGTTTTTTGAGCTAATGGTTTACCAGAAAATATTCTTACTGCAGTCTCTCCAGTTCCAGCACCATCTAATCCAGCTACATTGGTTTCTGTTCCTGCAAGAATATTTGTTGCTGAGGAAATTTCGGTTCCTGTTATCGTATCAGCTTGTATTTGTGTTGCGGTTATGGTATTTGCTATTAGCTTTGCTCCAGCTATTGTTCCATCAACGACAAGATCGCCTGTTGAGAAATTAGTTATTTCTACAAAAGCATCAGGATTTTGTGAAGTGTCATACTTATATGCTTTAGAAACTTTTGGCGAAGCTGATGTATTTACAACAATTAAAATATCATCATCTAAAGGATTTCTTCCAAATTGAGTATTGAATTCTGAATCTGATAAAGCATTTGTATTTGTAGTTTCAATATGAAAATATCCTGAAAAATCTGGTAAATCAATATCCCCTGAATCTACTAAAGTAAAAGATCCAGCTGCTTGATTAGAAACAGTAGAACTGACATTGAAGAAACTTACAGCGAAAACTTTGAAATAATAAGTAGTTCCAGCTACTAATCCATCATCTACACCAAAGCTTACTTTTTGTACGACTGCTGGAGTTGCTGCAACGGTTCTAACTAAATTACTATTTGATGGAGTAAATCCACTAGATGTGCTTCTATGGATTCTTACTTCTCGCAAATCGGAATTATTTTTGTTTGTCCATTGAAGTCCTATAGAAAGCGGTTTTCCTGTTGTTGCTTGTAAATCATCTATTGCATCTGGTTGAGTAGCAGTTGAAGTCTGAACCTGAATTTCAGCTGTTTTGGCACTAAAAATATTATTAAATGAAAAATGTCTTAGAACTATAAAATATGTAGTATCAGGTTTTACATTATTTATTAATTCTTGTGATGATCCTTTTCCAGCTAAAATTGATGAATCATAAGTTCCACTTGATGTTCCATAAAGTATTTCAGTTCCTTGTATAGAATCATTTACGGCATTTTGCCAAACTACTTTTATATCATAACCAGTATTTACTTTCTCTACTACAGCATTGTAATTATTAGCACTTCCAGTAAGTGTTGGAGCAGGAACAGTAAAAGATCCTGTATTTAGAGTAGTTCCATGATCTACTGGTGTTTCATAATTATTTGTTGCGAATGTATAAACTGAATTATCTATTTCTTTCAAATTCAATCTTGTGGCCATGATTGGAACACCATCAGTTTCTACTACTTCTAATTTTACTGATAAAACTTCAAAATTCTTATTTGTAAAATTCAATCTTTCATTAGTTACTTTTACATGATCAAATGGTTGCAATTTCATATAATTTACATCTGTCAACATTGAAATAGTCATATCCTGTCTTGAATGTAAGAGATGTGTTCGCTGAATTCTTTGAGCCATAGTATTTGTATCAGTAAATGGCAACTGAATTTCTAGTTCTTTTCTATAATTAGCTTGACTCTCACCTGTTGGCGTATCTGCTGTTAAATGCGTACTGCTTGTAAAAACTGGAGCATCTGTAGCCACATAATTTTTATTAGAATCTACATAAATACTTTTTACAGTATTGAAATTTTCGCCAGTATTTGATTTTGTAACTACTTGAATTGGTTGTAATAAATTATCATCAGTTATCGTTAATGATGATGTAACAGAAGCCCCAGCAAATATAACAAATTGACCGTTTACATAGGACATTCTTCCTGCCATAGAACTTAACAAACTTTGAACAACATCATTTCCATTAGCACAAAAATCTGTAAAACCGTTACTTGTATAAGATGATTCTGTAAAAGTAAGAGTTACTCCATCACTAATAGTTACAGCAGTGTCTAAAGTAATACTATTTATTAATCTTTTTGTTACTTTTACAGTTCCAGTTATACCTGTACCTGTAACTTTATGACCAACATCAATTAAAAGATTATTATCAGCTGCATCTAAATTTATAGTAGTAGAACTTGTTACTGCTCCATCAACCGTAGCTGTTACTATAGAATTACTACTTTCACAAGTATTAGCAGCTACGACAAAACTTCCTAATCCTGATGCACTTAAATTGATTTCTGATTGGGTGGCTTTAATCCCATAAGTTGTATCTTTTATATAATCTAAAACATGTAAAGCTGGATTATCACTAAAAGTATGAGTAGTTGGATCACTGAATCTTTGTGAGCCACTCCCTCCAACTGTAGAATCTAATCTTGGATCATAAACTTTTTTTCCTTTAATAATGAAAGAAAACGGCGGAATACCACCTCCAAAAGCTTCAGAATCAAAGACCATTTCAACAAATACATAAGCACAATCTATAAACTTATCAGAATTTCCAAGTGAAGTATTACCAACTATTGTTGGATCAGCCGCAGTCTGAGATCCATCCTTGAATATAAATCTCATTAAACGGCCTGAGCCAAAATTATTTTCGTTATCAGTATTAGTATATTTAGAATTTGTTACAACTTGAAAATTGTTGTTACTTCCTGTTCCAGCAGTAGATGTAATTTCTTCATCATTAATTAAAATGTTTTCCAAACTTTCAATCTTATGACCTGCAAGAACTATAATCATGCGTAATTTGTTATTATCAGTTCCAGCAGTTTCTATATGAGTTATAGTTCCACCAACTCTACATTTACCATAAATTAGTTGTCTTGGAGCTTGTGCTGAACGATTTGCTATTTTTGCTCCTTGTGAGAAGTTTCCTGATACAGTTCCAGTATTTCGGCTTAATAATCCACCTACTAAAGTAGATAATCCTGATAAAGCAGCCATTCCAGCTGCAGTGCTAGCTACTGCTCCTGCAGTTGCTCCAATTATTGCTGGATTTATAGCACCTGCTGTCGCTATTACTACGAAAGTAACAACGAAAACTTTTACTGCATTTTTAATATGCTTAGGCATTTACCCTCCATCCCTCAATCACTTTATTATGATCAAGAGCAATAATTCCATCCTTAGATGGCCCAATAGTTCTGGAACCATCATAGATCCCACATACTTGATTTTCTCCTTGTTGAATTATTACTAAATCACCTTTTTGCAAGTGCATATTGTCAATGCGTAATAAATTTTTTTTCTTAGCAGCTTTACGAATTGAATTTAAAAGTGTCCTACCGTAGCCATATATTGTCTCTGTTGCACTCTTTTCATCATCCCAATACAATTCATCAGGAATCAAATCATCGCCTGTAATCGCATTTAAACAAGCGTTAGAAAAAACACAACAATCCCATTTTCCCCAAGAAAATGGCTTATCTGCATTTCTTAATATAAAGGCATCAAAATGTTCATGCCAATTATCAAATTTTTTCATTATACTTGTTCTATTTTTCCAATGACTGGTGGCGTACCACCTCCACCGCCACCTCCACCACCTGAATTGTTAGAAGATGTTCGGCCCCAAATAATTTCTTCATCTTGCAATTGTTGGACTCTACTAAAACAAGTATCGGAAGAATCAATAAATTTTTGGCTTTCTTTTGTATATCTTAAATTTGACGGTCTTGATAAATCTATCAATCTATTTTCTGCATCAATTATTATAGTAGAACCCTCAGGACTATCATTTACATTTAGACTTTGCATCCTTCCTTTGAATATAGTCATAGTGCCTACTGAAACATCAGAACCGCCTGATAAAAATCCTAAGAATATAGTGATATTTCTGTTTTGATAGTTCTCAGTCAAAGCAAGATTTAAAACTGTACTATCCATACCAGCTAAAGAAACGGAAACACCAGTTGAAGTTAATTCCATATTATCCTCAACATCACTTACTTGTAATAATGTTCCAACTCCTAAATAAGTTTCACCGCCAACTGATAAATCGCCATCACCAGACCAAACTCTAACTGCACCACTATCAAATTCAGCTTTGACTGCAAGAAATACTATTTGATGATCTTCAGCTAGAAGATTACTAATACTTGTATCAATTCCTGCTCTATTTGCCATTTAAACAACCTCAACACAACTAAAAGATATTCCATAGTTTGAAATTTGATCAGCATCCCAATTTATATCTTTTTGAATTAATCTAAATAATCCCTTTGCTGGATTTATATATACTCTATGATTATCTGTAATTGCTGATCTTAATTTTGGCTCTGTTCTCACACTATAAGTATTTTTTGCACTGCCTCCATTATCAGTTTCAGTTGCATTTTCTGTAGCCATTACATATTGAATTGGCTCATAAGAACTAGCTGCATCTGTCGTTGAAGCACTTATTCCTAAATAATCTCCCTTTAAGATAGTTCCAGAAGCTGCATTTGTTGGGGCTTCAAATACTAAACCTTTACTCCCTTTGACATTATCTTTTATAGTGCATCCAGTAACATCTGCTTCTGTTACTAAAGAATTAGTATCTACAGGATCTACAATTATTGTATAAGCGTTTGTTTTTGTTGTAATTTTATGTGTTCCGTTGTTAGCTGAATTAGTGGCACCTGTTACAAATATGAAATCCCCAACTATAGAATTTGCGAAGGGTGTTGTATTACTTGGTGCTGTAATTGAATTATTTGTTGAGGAAAAATCTAGTTCAATACTAGTTTCATTTACTCTTGATTTTGAAATTAATGAAGCAACGCTATATGTTCCTGTTTTATTCAAAGCATCTGGATCAGCAAATCTAAAATTGTTTACTGTTCCATTCAACTCTAAAAGAAAAGATTGCCAATTTACAGCTTGCGATCTACGCATCGGTGGTAAAGAAACCTCAGCCTGCCAAAATACGCCGTCAAATTCCTGCGTTCTTATTTTACCTGTATAGGGTGATGCTACAGTGCCTACTGCTCTTTGAAGAGTGAATCTACTTCTAATAAAGTTAGGAGTAGTTGGCATAGATATAGTTTTAGCCACCTAATAAACTCCTTCTAAACGATCCACCTCGCATAGCTTGTTCTTGGACTGCTCCTTTTGTAACATCAGCAATTTGAGGAAGCATAGCTTGTATTTCTGCTCTTACTGTAGGCACGACTCCAGTTGAAAAATTTAAATTTTGATAAATATTAACAGCTTGTCCGCCACCTAAATTTCTTGAAACATGATTATTTAGAACTGATCCTGCTGTATTTGGAACAAAAATTTCAGGGCCTCTTTCACCAACAATAGTAGCCCTTCCTCTTTGAACGGTACCTCCGCCTGCATTATCATCTAATTTAAAACCACCAGGCCCAAAGCTTCCTGTTTGTAAATTCGTTCCAAAAATACTATTCAATATTTTGTTGATAACTCCTAACTGCATAAAGGTTGAAATAATTTGTGAAACTAAATTTCTTGAAAAATCTTTAAACGAATTTAAAGCATTTTGGCCTGATAGAATTGCATTTACGAAATCATTTGAAAAAGCATTTACAGAATCTTGCAGGACTTCATTTAATACTTTTAGCTGACTGCCTGTTCCTTCTCCTGTATCTCCGATTTCATCTATTGAATCTTGTAATAATGTAGCTATTTCTGTTAGTGTTTCTTTATTAACTTTGAGAGCAGCCATTACTTCTTCATCAGCCATAATCTTGTTAATCATGTTTAACTGAGCCTCCAATTTTTCAGCTTCGGTCGTTGTTGCATCAATTAATTTTCCAAGTGTCGGCATGAAATCAATAAATTCTTGAGCAAGTGGCGTTTTTGTCTCTCCACTATCTCCACCTGTAATAACAAGATTGAATTCTTCTACTAATTCAATCATATCATTTAGTTTTTGCATTTCTTTATCATGTTTTGATTGTTCAAAAGGCCCAACTTCGCCTGTTAATTTAGAAGCTAAATTTCTTTGTTTTACAATTTCAAATCTTTTTATTTCTTCTTCTCTTAATGCTCTTAAAGCCGCTAATTGTCTTACTGGATCAGTTTCACCTGTGATATCTTGGGCTGTAGCTTGTCCAGTAATTGTTCTAATTAATTGAGCAGCAGCATTAGCCATACCTGTTAATCTATCAACTAAGCCTTTGAGTAAAGAATCTAAACCTGATTTAAAAATAGTATCTGCTAATTGTTTAAAAGCTATAGTCATATTAGAAGTTTTAGTAGATAAATTATCCATTTTAGATTCCATCGCTCCACCAAATTTTTCTTGTAAACCAGCTATTAAAATTCTTACCATTTCGGCAGCACCTTCAGCCGTCTTTCCAAATTCAGAAAGTTCTAATCTACTCACTCCTAATTGTTCAGTAAGAATTTTTGTAGCTGGAATACCTCTATCATCTAATTGATTGATTTCCTCTAAACCCATTCCTCCAGCGGCTGACCTTTGAACAATCCTAATCATTGTTTCAAAAGCACCTAATTGATCTATTGAAGTTGAAGCCACATCAGCAAATGTTTGAAGCATATCCATATTTGGTTCAATACCTGCTGATTTAAGTTGAATAAAAGCTTTAGTTGCATCTTCAATTTGAAATGGAGTTGTTTGTGCAAATTCAAAAACTTGTTGCATAGCACGATCACCAGCTTCAATACTCCCAAAAACAGTATTCAAAGAATCTTTTAAATCTTCAAAGCCAGCACCTACTCTAGCTACACTGCCTACGGCTACTCCAAGACCAACAATAGCAGCAGTTGCTCCTACTGCTATTTTACTTGTTTTTGATAATGCTCCAGCTAGTCCTGCTCCTCCAAAAGCCGCAACTCCAGTTCTGCCTGTAGTTTGGAGTGAACCTTGAGCATCTCTTAGTTTTTTTTCTAATTCTTTTGTATCTGCTTTTATTCTTATTAGC